TTCCAATGAAAGCAGTTTCGCCACGTCTTCTGGCGTATCCAGTGCCATGAAGTAGACTTCAAGCTCGACTATCGTACCATCCGCGACCTTCTGCTTGAACGTGCAGTTGATCGGCATGGAGTAGACGATAGGTGCAATCTCGTTCGGCACCCACTGCTGCCACGTCTTGATTGTCGTGGTTTTCAGTTCCGGGTACGTGTTACGAACTATCGCCCATCGCGACTTCCGACGACCCTGTTCATCAGGCTGCTGACGGAACGCACGCATGAGTATTTCCATCATGCACGCGGTAGACTTACCCGAACCAACCGGGCCTTCAATGTACTGTACGTCCAGTCCCCGGTCATTATGCAGACGCGCCGGTGTCGGCTCCGCATCGTATTTCATTAATTGCGTTGCCATGCCTAGACACCATCCTTCGGTTCTTGGAGCGGTGCAATGGCTGGGTAGTCCGAGTGGACACGTTGCAGATAATCAGGCGGTCGGTCGAGTTGGAATGGATTGGTTTCTTCAAGTGAGAATGAAACCTTCGGTAAGGCATGTGGATCAGCCGGTACGGGTGCGATGGGATTGTCCGGTGCCTGTCCTCGCGTGTTGATCTGCACCGTGCTTTCGTTGCCAATGTTGAACACGTAGCTAACCGACGCACCCTGCCCCAGTTCATTGATCGTATTGCCGTAGGTCTTCTTGTCCTTCTTGGACGCCATCCATCGTCCATGCTCGATCATGGCTTTCGCTTTGTCCAACTCAAACTTCGTCGTGGCGACGCGCAACATACGCTGCCCTTCCACCACGTAGCCTTCGGCGGATAGAACACTGGCTTCCTCAATGGCGGCTTCGTGCCCTTCGTTCTCAATCCAGACGTGTAAGGCGGTGAGTGGAAGGCCCAGTTCTTCGGCTACTTCCAACAAGGTTGCGCCCTTGAATAGGCGCTCCCGCACGGGGACTAAACCAATGTCGTTCAAAAAGGCGAACGGATTTCCTACGCCACGCCATCGTGCCAGCTTGGCCCGCTGCTGGATAGAGTCATGGAATGTGGTCGGTGTCTGAGGGTCTAGTTGCATTCTCTACAACGCCTAGCAAATTACGGGTCAGGTTAGATCAGCGAGGTCGATTTTACAAGAGGGCCGGTAATTTTTTCGGGGGCACATATTTCCGCAGTAGGCGCGGATGCTAGACATGCCGGGGTATTCAGATATGGGAGTCACAGGGTGTGCCGAACTTTCAGGGAGGGGGTAGGTCGCGGCTCGATCCGGGTAGGGGGTGGGGTACGGAGTCGGCTCGCACATAGCAGCGCAGCGCGGTTTGACGCGCTGCAACTTGGCAAACAGATATAATCTCTGATATAGTTTGCTGGCCGTGGTGGCAACACCCGGCAACTAAATGCCTTCACGCCATGCGGCGCGACTAAATCACTAATGAGGATTAGACAATGGCACTAGAACAAAGCGACCTTGACGCTATCGAAGCGCTGATTAGCAGGCACGAAACAAAGGCGCGGCGCGTAGTAGTCAATGACACGAAGACTTGCGCACGGATTGCCCGGAAGCATTGGAAGCGGCGCATTATCGGGGTGACGGTTGCATGCGTGATTAGCTACGGCTGCCATTACGCGCTGCAGAGCAAGTATCTGGAAGGGTTCATGCAAACCGGCGAAATGACGGTTCTCGCGTTTATTGAGTGGGGATTCAGTCGCGCTAAGGAACTGTGAGCCGTAGTGGGCTAAGTGATGCGGGTCGATTAATTGGCCCGCATTGCCCAGCGCATTAGCTGGATGACAACAGGACAAAAGAGCCATGACACGTAAAGACTATGTATTGCTGGCGGCTGCCTTGCGCGACGCCAAGCCGAACGGCTACGGTCAGCACATCGGCCGCATTAACCAATGGCGCAAAGACTGCGCCGCAGTGTGCAACGCACTGGCACAAGACAATGGCGCATTTGACCGCGCTAGGTTCATCAACGCATGCGAGGAAACTAAATCATGAGCAAGTACAACGGGCATACTAACTGGTCACAGTGGAACGTCTCGCTATGGCTTAACAATGACGAAGCGCTGTATAACGGCATGCGCAACGCTATACGCTGGACGAAGAACCGCACGGAAGCGGCAAGCAAGATGCTGGCATGGTTGAAAGACTCAGGCCAGACCGAAACGCCAGACGGCGCAGCGTACACGGTAACAAGCATCAAGCATGCCATGGTTGGCATGTGAGAGTTAAACCGTATCGCCAAGCGTAACGCTAAGCGTGCGGATCAGGGCAATTAGTAAACTGCGCAACACGAGCAAGGTGCACCGCAAGGTGTGCTTTGCTGTGCCGTTTGTTAAGGTTCTGTATAGACGATTAACATTAAACTAATGAGTCGTGCCGCAAGGCGCGAGAATCAGTAGTGCACGAAACAAAGGGCAAGCTAACTAACTCGCCCTTCGCACAAACTAGAAACAAGGCAACGCGCGATTATCTAGTTAATCATGGCAAGCGTATTGACCGTCAAGCGTAGAAAATCCCTCGAATATAATAGTGAACTTGTTTCCTCTGATTCCGCAGTAATGGATTTATTTAGCTTCGATTAAGATTCGTGTTAACTTCCCATTTAATTTGCATGGCGTTTCTTGTTAAACGTAGCCTTGTAGCCTGTTAACCAATCTTTAAGAAACAGCGCCAGCCCTTGTGCCAGTAGGGCGGTCTTATTATTTGTTTCTTGTTTCCTCTAAAAATAAGCTAGGTCGTGTGAGAGCGAATCCACAGTAATGCAGCAATGAACCTGAACGAGCCTGTTTCTTGTTTCCTGTCAGTGTGTCTTAACGTCTGACTTGCAGCATTTGTGTGTCTGCTACACCCTCTAAAACCCTGACTCTGCCCCCTGCGCCTAGGAAACAGAAACGCGCACTTGTAACCCATTGATTTTGCTACACCCACTTTGTAACCTTCGATCCCCATTTCCACCATACGCCCGCGTCACAGTAATTGTTTGTTTGTTTCTTGTTAGTGTGCGCCTTAACGTATCTTGTTTCTGGTGAGTGTGGCCGCTAGTGTTTCCTGTTTCTTTTGAGTGTAGTCACGCCACCTATTGTAGCCATGCTTTACCCATGGTATACTTACCGCGTAACAAACCGATCAACCATTCCCTAAGCGAGGTTACCCAATGAAAGCTTTCTTGATTGATCCGAAAGAAAAGACAGTTTCCGAAATCGACTATGACGGCAACTGGAAATCCATTGCGCCACTGATTCACGCCGAGTCGGGCCTGTTTGATCTGGTACGTTTGCAAGGCCGGATCAGTGAAGGCCGCGCCGATCTGTTCGTGGATGACGAAGGCTTGTGCTACAACGGCGGCAATCCGCACGGCTACTTCCAAGTGAACCATGGCGGCAATCAGTGGCAAACGCTGGCCGGCTATGCGCTGGTGCTGGATCACGACGACGAAGGCGACAGCGTAGCGGCAAGCTGCAGTCTGGAATGGATCACGTCCCGCGTACGTTTCGCACCGTAGGTTTGCACTTCACAATTAGTTGTGCTATACTTAGCACGCAATCTAGGAAACCTTGCCATGGATGGCAGTATGTTCAAACTCACAATTCACGCGAGGTTCTATTATGCGCAAGATTAGCAGTCAAACCGTAGACGCCATTATCCGCGCGACGCGATTGGGTAAGTCATGGGAAAAGGATAACACGCGGGTCGAGCCATTGGATGGCAATAGGTGCCGTGTGATATTGCACGGTCATGTGATTGCTTTCGTGACCGATACAAACCGGAACTATACCGTGGAGATTAATCTTTGCGGATATAACACGCCGACCACGCGCGAACGTCTGAGCGCGATTGTGTCTGCCTTTGTGCCGGGGTGTTGTGGCGTGGGGACGAAGCTTGGGCAGCCGAGCATTCGCTACATGGATAGTTCCAAGGATCGCGACATTGCCAGTGATGGCTGGATCAAGGTATAATTCCAAGTGCAGGCTAGACTAAACATCTAGCCTGCTAGTTTCCGCGTGTCACTCAAGTAAGGATTACTCATGGCTAACATTGCGTTCGACTTTAGCGCCGCGACTGAACCGGCGCTGGCATTGCGTATCGCGAATCTGGTCACTCAAGACATTGAACGGCTTGAGGCCAGCGTGTTCGGTACGCGAACCAATTGGCAACGGCTGGACAAGCCGTTTAAGGCGCACTATGCGATCAGGCTGGTGAACCAGATCAGTAGTCCGGAACAGCGCGCCTTTATCTTGGAAGCGTTGCCGAGTTACGAAAAGAATGCAGCGAACTACAAACGCGACAGCAAACGTCGCGGCCGTCCGCTCACGGAATATACGCACAAGAAAAGCGAGGGTAACAACATGCCGCGAATCGAAATGACGAACAACTTGCAGGACAATGAAGTGCCTGCCACGCCTAGCGATGAATCGCTGGACGATCAGTTGCGTGAGTTGCTTGAGGCGACCGGCGACAACATGGAAGCGAAGTTGCGCGAACGGATCGAAGCGAACGCGCAAAGCCGACCGAGCAAACCGCAGGGTGAATCCGATACGCCAGCGAACGCGCAGGCACAGGCGAGTGCGGGCGAGGATGATCCGTTGCGTGCCGCCGTGCAACAGATGTTGGACGTGATGCAGGTTCAGCGCGGTGAAGGTGACAGCAACCTTGACGAAGACCGCGTGCGCGAGATTGCGCGCGAGGAAGACAAGGCGAACGTGCCGGTCATCATCGAGACCTTGCAGGACTACATCCGCGAACAGGTGAAGCCGGTCACGACAGTAACAGTCGAGCGCGTGAATGGTGCTGAGCGTGAAGTGGTCGAGATGGGTTTGCAGCACAAGTCTTTCGTGCAGTTGTTGAAGTTGCTGCAGGTCAAGAACGCCGATGGGTACCAGTATCCGGTATGGTTGCCGGGGCCGGCTGGCAGTGGCAAGACCACGGCAGCACGCAATGCAGCAAAGGCACTGAACCTGCCGTTCTACTTTACCGGCGCGGTAGACAATCAGTACCAGTTGCTTGGCTTCCGTGATGCTGGCGGTAACTATGGACGCACAACATTCCGTGAAGCATGGGAACATGGTGGCGTCTACTTGTGGGACGAAGTGGATGCCAGCAATCCTAATGCGCTGACCGTATTCAACGCCGCGTTTGAGAATGGCGTGTGTGCATTCCCCGATGGTATCGTGGCACGGCATCCGGACTGCATCCTGATTGCAGCGGCGAACACGTACGGCCATGGTGCGACGCATGAGTATGTCGGCCGTAACAAGCTGGACGCGGCGACCGTGGATCGGTTCATCATGCTGGACTGGACATACGACGAAGACCTTGAACGGAACTTGTCGAGCAACAAAGAGTGGTGCACTTGGGTACAGAAGGCACGGCGCGCATGTGCGGCGGCTGGCGTCAAGCATGTGATTAGTCCGCGTGCGTCGATCCGTGGCAGTGAGTTGCTGGCGAGTGGGTTTGCCCGTGACTTTGTTGAACGCAGTCTGGTACGCAAAGGTTTGCCGGATGACAGTTGGCGGACGATCACCAGTCGCATGTAATGGACAGAAGCACATGGATGTGCTATACTTCGCAGACACAATGAGGCGAGACCATGAAAAGCAATTTCAAAGTATACGACTCGGTTCATGCGTTTGTCGGCACGCGCGGTAATGAGCAGACGATTGATCGGCTGGCACTGCGCACGGATGAATGGACAGGGCCGCGCAACTACAAAGAGTCAAAGACCTATTTCCTGCATGGTGCGGGCGAGGATGAACTGAGCGCATCGCGCAAGTTGCTGAACCAGATTGACGTGGCCGTGCATGGTGTACAAGGTGAAGTCTGGAAGCCACAAGTGTATGGCGCGTATCCGGTAGTCGCTGACTATCTGGCCGGCGATCCGACGTGCATGCGGAACAAAGAGTGGGACGAGACCGACGTGGCTCCCGTGCGCATCATCCTGAATACGGCCGTGGCGGCGGGTGTTGAAGCCGATACGATTGCGCGCCGTGCCGCAGCGAGCGCCGCGTTCGCCATGAAACTGAGTGAGCGCCGGCCGGTCGAGTTGTGGATCAGTACGGCGCTGCACAATATGCGCCTGAAAACGGATGTCGGCTTTCGTGTGAAGCTGGACATGCCAATGAACCTTAGTCAGGTTGTCGCAGCGTATGATCGCAGCGTGTCGCGCGTGCTGACTTCACCGATACTGGAACTGCTGGCGAACAATGACGATCCGAACGCAACAGAAAGTTGCGACGGATATAGTTTTGAGTTGAACGGTTTCAATGCGAATCGTGGTGGGCGTCATATGTATATGAAAGCTTTCCGCGACTACATGAACCTGAGCGAGGATGATATAGTTTTGGACGCAGGTATCTTGACGGACTGCGAAGCGATTGACCGTAACCCCGTCGAGTGGGTGAAGTCGATGCTGATTAAATACGGTATGCCATCGGAGGATTAAATGAAAGCATTCTTGAGGCGGCATGTGCATGTGATATGTGCCATGGTTGTAGGTGAGGCGATCACCATAGCGTTTTTTCTGCCGGATCGCTGGTACTGGGCGTTTCCGCTGGGCATTGTGCTGGGCGCTATTTCAGGGCAGCTTAAAGCCCGTGACGTAAGGAGACAAAGCCGTGGCTAAACTGACAAAACTAAACACGACCATGGGTATCGAGTTGACGTTCATGCCGCCGTGTCTGCAGGAAATGGTCGAGGCGATTAATCCTGAGTGCGACAGGGAAGTCGATGACGTGGTGCATCCGTTCGCATGCAACCATATCTGCAGTGGCTACGCGCTGGTGCTAGGTAAGGTCATGACAGCACGCAATATCCCGACATGGGATGGCGTCAAGACCGATCCCGGCTGCGTTGAAGTACCGACGAAACCATACAGTACATTGAATGGTCTGGTGAAAGCCAGTCGCCAGATATGGAAGTGCGCAAGCAGTATCGGACTGGTGCCGAAGCTGGACAGCTTCAATGGTGGCGGCGCGCATATCCATACCGGCATCATTTTCTTCT